TTCAAAGACAAGGTGGTTCAACATTCCCTATGCGACAACATACTTGAACCCGCGTTTTCCCGCGGGTTTATCCGGGACAATTACGCGTCGCAGAAAGACAGAGGGACGCACGACGGATTATATCGGCTGGAAGCGTTTATGCGGTCCTATTACTTCACGCGGAAAAACAGAGCGGAACAGGCACGCCGGGAAGCGGGCTTGCCGCCGTTGCCGCCGAAAGAAGCAGGGTGCGCCGACGGCTGGGTTTTGAAGTGCGATATATCAAAGTATTTCTATTCAATCCAGCATGAGCCGTTAAAACGAATGGTGCGGTCATACGTCCGGGACCCGGACGTTTTGTGGCTTACTGACATGATAATTGACAGCACCGAAAATCCCGGAATACCTATCGGCAATCAGACTTCACAATGGTTCGCCGTCATGTACCTTTCGGGGTTAGATCACTTCATAAAAGAGAAGCTGGGCATTCGCTATTATGGGCGGTACATGGACGACTTTTACTTGATACATGAGGACAAGGCGTACTTGCGGTATTGCTGGGCGGAAATTGAAAGGTACGTCGGCGAATTGGGATTGAAGCTGAACAATAAAACGAACATCTTTCCTTTGCGGAACGGCATTGACTTTTTAGGTTTTCACACGTATTTGACCGATTCGGGGAAAGTGATTCGGAAAGTTAGGAGGTCAAGCAAATGTAACGAACAAAGGAAGATGAAGAAACAGCGGTCATTCTTGACGACGGCAAAATCACCCTTGCGGAGATCGAACAATCTTACGGAAGCTGGCGGAGCCACGCAATCAAGGGGAATTGTTATCACCTTGTCCGGGAAACGGACCGCACATTCAAAAATCTATTCAAGGAGAGTGAAAAACAATGGCAAAAGCATTAAGTTCCCTTGCCGTCGGCGCGCTTGTCAAAGACACCGGGACGCTTTACAACGGCAAGCCTATCGTCTGGAAGATTGCAGACAAGGGGCATACTGGCTACCCGTCCGGGTCCGTGACGCTGATTACGGAAAAGATCATTTCGTTAAAGTGCTTTGACGCTATCGAATCGGGGAACAGCGACAGCAACCGCCGTTCTTACGGCAATAACCGCTGGATTTACTCGAATATCCGGCAATGGCTGAACAGCACCGCCGCCGCGGGTAAATGGTACAGCGCACAGCACAGCGCAGACGCGGCCCCAACGAATGCCAACGTATGGAGCAATTACAACGAATACGATCAGGAAGCGGGCTTCCTTGCCGGGTTCTCCGCGAACTTCCGTGCGGCCCTGCTGGAAACAACGCACACCGTCGGCAAAGCGTCGGTGGACGGCGGCGGAACCGAAACTTGCAAAGACAAGATTTTCTTTGCGTCCAGTACGGAAGTGGGCTTGACGGGCGACGCGACTTGCGGCACAAAGCTGGCCTTGTTCAGCGACGACAATTCCCGCAAAGCGTACCCGACCGCCGAATGTGTAAGCAAGAGTGAATACACAAGTAGCAGTTTGAACGCAAATTCCCCGTGGTGGTGGTGGCTTGCCGACGCTTACGCGTCCGACTCGTTCAGCGTCCGCTACGTCGGTTCCTCCGGCGCGATGGGCCGGGGCGGCGCGTGCCGTGGCGACTGCGGCGTTCGCCCGCTTTGTAATTTGTCATCTTCAATCTTGGTATCTGATAACCCGGATTCGGATGGCGCATACACAATCGTATGGAATCAGGCCCCGACGGTCCCCGGAAGTATCACCGTTCCGACGGACGTTCGCGGGGGAAGCAACCTGACCGTAAGCTGGGGAACGTCCACGGACAGCGACGGCAATTTGTCCGGGTACATCTTGGAGCGCCAGCACGACGGCGGCGCGTGGGAGCAGATTTACAAGGGAATCAACCGCACGTACACCGACGCAATCACGTTCGGCTGGGAGAACGTTGCATACCGCGTGAAAGCCTACGACAGCGCCGGGGCCGCGTCCGGGTACAAGACCAGCGCGACCCGAACTGTCGTGAACAACACCGCGCCCACGATCAACGGCACAGATTCAAACCTCGGAACGAAAACCGGGCCGTTCAATCAGGGCTACACCGTCACCGACCCGGACAGCGGGCAGACGATCACCGTTGTTGAGAAGATCGACGGCGTGCAAAAGCGGTCCTATAACGCCACAAGCGGGCAGAACTATTCTTTCAACGTGACGGCGGCGGAATGGGTGAAGCTTTTGAACGGGTCCCACAAGCTGACGATCACCGCGACGGACAACTACGGCGGAAGCGCCACCCGGACGTACACATTCACGAAGAATGAAACCGAAATTGAATTGACCCTTTCGGCCCCGCTGGACGCTGACGACATGGTGACAAAGGCGATTATGAGCGTCACCCGGCAGATTCCCGCGGGCGCGACGTTCTCCGTTGAAATGTGCAATAACGGTTATGACGCTTCCCCGACGTGGGAGGACGTGACGCAAGCCGTCATTTCCGGGAACAAAATCTTCTTACAGAATAAGACAAAGACAGCCGCAAAATGGGGCTTCAACTTCCGAATCAAGGTGAATCGGAACGGGGCCACGGGCGACTGTTTCATTGTTTCGGCAGGGGGGAATTTTGAATGAGCGTACAGCACAAGCAAGACAGCATTCGTAATTTACGTTTGGAGCGGCTGGGAATCCAGCCGCCCGACGACTGGAACGACGTTGAACAGGTCCGGGCCGCGAAGAAAGCGGAAGTCGGCCTTTCGTGTTCCGCGGCGATCTACGCCGGAATTGACCTGAACAGGTCCCATTACAGCTTGACCGAACACGACCAAACCGAATTGATGGCGCAGTTTACGACCGTCAAAGAGGGCGCGGCGGCGGTCCCATATCACGCCGACGGGGAACTTTGCCGTATGTACCCCGCGGAAGAGTTCACGGAACTTGCACAGGCGGCGACCGCGCACGTGTTCTATCATCGGACATACTGCAACCACCTGAACGCATGGATAAAGCGGGCGGACCTTGCCGAACTGGATTCCATTTCCTACGGTGCGGAATTGCCCGCCGACCTTGCCGCAAGCATGGCGGAGATCATCAAAGCTGCGGGCGGTGGTGCAGAATGAAGCGCATTTTGACAATATGGGCGGCTTTGGGGGCGATTTATGTTGCCCTCGAAGTCGTTTTTCGCGGACATTCACACCCGGCAATGCTGATCGTCGGCGGGCTTTGCGGGGTCCTTGTGGGGGCAATCAATCAAACGTCGCGGTTCTACAACGCCCCGGTCATCGTGCAAGCGGTGATCGGGGCCGTGATCGTGCTTGCCGTGGAGTTTGCCGCCGGGTGCGTCCTGAACCTTTGGCTGGGGCTGGGGGTATGGGATTACAGCAATCAGCCCGGCAACGTGCTGGGGCAGATTTGCCCGGCGTTCGGCCTGTTATGGTTCTTGATTATGCCCCTTGCGATATGGGCGGAGGACACCGCCCGCTGGCTGATTTGGGCGTATGACCGGGCCGTGTACGGGAAGAGCGGAAAGCCGCCCGACATCAAGCCGTATTCGCTGAAAAGCGTTTACGGGGATTTCTTGCGTGGGAGGTAAAGCAACATGACGATTGCACAGCTATTGACCAGCGGCGGCGGGGCGCTTCTTATCCTCTTGACGCTGATTCAGATTGCCCCCATCAAGATCAACCCGTGGACGGCGCTTGCGCGGGCCATAGGCCGGGCAATCAACAAGGACGTTCTAACAAAGTTAGATGAAACCCGGAAGATTCTTGACGAACACATCAAAACGGACGACGCAAGGAACGCCGACTTGCACCGTTCAAAAATCCTGCAATTCAACAATGAGTTGTTGCGGGGCATTCCGCACACGCGGGAAGATTTCATAGAGATTTTGGCGGAAATAGATTTCTATGAAAAGTATTGCGACACACACCCGGAATATGAGAACAACCGCGCCACGCACGCGGTGGCGAACATTAAACGGGTATATGACGAACGATTGATAAAACACGATTTTCTATGAAAGGCGGCACGGAATGACGTATCTATTCAGCACCGCCGCCGGGCTGATTGCAGGAATCGCCGCCGTGTTGCTGGTCGAAAAGAGCCGGGAGCGGAAGCGCCGCCGGAAAAAGAGGACCGCCCGAAAGTTTGAGTTTTCAAAGCTGATTCTTTCGGGGGTTCTCTTGACCTATTTTGCCGGGTTCGGCGTGGGGCTTTGGGTCGTTGTCATCGACATTTCACAACTTGGGGTTTTCCTCGCATACGTGGGAACGCCGACGGCAACGGCAATCGGGTTCTATTCGTGGAAAGCAAAGGCGGAAAACGTCGTGAAGATCAAACAGGCACACCCGGAAGAAACGGAGGGAATGCCCGTTGACCTGAACAACATTCAGCCTTGACGGAGGAACAACAATGACGAACGAACAAAAATCTTTCATCGAGCGGGTGGGCAAGCTTGCCGCCGCCGATATGCAGAAAAGCGGCGTGCTTGCGTCCCTGACTATCGCGCAAGCAATCCTTGAAAGCGGCTGGGGAAAATCCGGCCTGACGGTCAAGGCGAACGCCCTTTTCGGAATCAAGGCCGGGTCATCGTGGAAAGGCCGGGTTTACAGCGCAAAAACGCAAGAGTGTTACGACGGCGCAACCTTTACGACCGTGACGGCCCTTTTCAGGGCTTACGGAAGCTGGGCGGAGAGCGTCGCCGATCATTCGGCGTTGCTGACCGGGGCCGCGCGGTATAAAGCCGTCATCGGGGAGCGGGACTATAAAACCGCTTGCCGGGCGATCAAGGCCGCGGGATATGCCACGGACCCGCAATACGCGGACAAGCTGATTCAGATTATCGAATCTTACGGCCTGACCGCATACGACGGCGCAGGAAGCGCCACACAGCCCGCAGGACGGCCCGAAACGTCCGGCGGGAAGAATGACACCGCCGGGGGCAAAACCCCGGCAGACGCGAAAGGAGGGGGCAAAATGAAAGCTTCCGAATTTATCAAGAAACTGCAAGACATCGTGGACAATTATAAAACCCTGTACGTCATGGGGTGCTTTGGCGCGCCGCTGACCGGGGGCAACGTGTCCCGGTATTGCACGAATCACAGCTACAACAAACAGGCGGCACGAACGGCAATGATTCGGGCCGCGGCGAATCAGAACCCACCCGTTTTCGGGTTCGATTGCGTATGCCTGATTAAAGGCGTGCTTTGGGGCTGGAACGGCAATGCGTCCAAAACCTACGGCGGCGCGGGCTATGCCGTCAACGGCGTTCCCGACATTGGAGCCGATACCATGATTACGAAGTGTTCGGGGGTATCGACCGACTTTTCAAAGATCGTACCCGGCGAAGCGGTGTGGCTTTCCGGGCATATCGGCGTTTACATCGGAGGCGGAAAGGTCATCGAATGCACCCCGGCTTTCAAGAATTGCGTACAGGTGACGGCGTGCTTGAACATCGGCGCTATTTCCGGCATGAACGGGCGCAGATGGACCAAACACGGGAAATTGCCCTATATCACCTACGATACCGCGGAAAGCCCCCAGCAGGGCGCACAGGACGGCACAGGGGCGCAGAAACCGCCCGCCGGGTCCTCCGATACCTCCGCCACCCTCGCGTTCTCCGTGGGCGACGTGGTGCGTTTTACGGGCAATCGTCACTATGCGAACGCGAATGCGTCCAGCGGCCCGGCGTGCAAGCCCGGAACGGCAAAGGTGACGGCGATTGCAAAGGGGACGAAACACCCTTACCACCTTATCAAGCAGAGCGGCGGCGGGTCCACCGTTTACGGCTGGGTTGACGCGGCGGACGTGCAAAAGGCTTCCGGCGGCGGGAACGCCCCGGCCCCGAAAATGCGCGTCGGCGCACGCGTAAAGTATTCCGGCCCCTTGTACCGGGACAGCTACGGCAACGGGCAGGGAAAGAACGTGAACGGAACGTACACGGTCAAATATTACTATCCGGGCCGCAAGTGCGGCGTACACATTGACGGGCTGGGCTGGGTCCCTGAATCCGCCTGTACCGTCATCGGTTAAAAGAAAGGGGAAGAAACATGAACATTCTTGAATTTCTGCTTGCGAATTGGGACAGCGTGCTGGTTGTCCTCACGTTCCTTGCGGTGATCGTCGTTCTGATTCGCCGCGGCGAAACAAAGGTGCTGAAAAACATTCTTTTCAGCCTTGTAACACAGGCCGAAAAGCAATTCGGCGGTGGCACGGGTTCTTTGAAGTTCGCCGCCGTTTCCGACTGGATTTATCAGAGAATCCCGGCGGTGCTGAAACTGCTTTTCACCGCGAAAGACATTGAAAAGATGATCGAGAGCGTGCTGGCGGAAGCAAAACAGGCGTGGGGCGCAAACGAAAACTTGAAAGACTACATCGAAACGCCCACCGTCGTGGAAAATCTGCTGGCAATCGGGATTGACCCGACCGTTGTTGAAGCAGAGGGCGACCCGGAAAACAACAATTAAACCCGTCCGATTCGGGCAAAAACAAAGCCCGTCGGGGAATGCCCCCGGCGGGCTTTTTGTGTTGGCGGCTATTCGTGCGGAATGGTTATGCGCTTGAATTTCGCCTTAATTTCGGATTGAACTAAATTTATTCGGTATGGGATAAGGTCATTTAGCATAAATGCCTTTTCTGCTTCAAATTCGGCTTGCGTCCTGATTCTATAAAATCCGGGCTTTTCCGGGTCCTCTATGCGCTGAAAACAACCGTCGGATTCGGCTTCTTCCGGGGTATTCCACCGCGTCCAGTTGGACCGCATTTCGTCGTAAAGCTTTAGGCGCTTTATTTGCTTTTTCAAAAGCTTTTCGCCGTATTGTGAAATATTAGATTGCTTTATCAATTTGTTATAGCATTCAACACCGCACTTCAAAGAAAATCCGTCGTCAAAATGAAGAACAAACACGTTGCGAATATACGTCCCGCAATGTTCGCAACATATACCCGCGTTTTTGGGAAGCTGATAATATTCAACCCACATTATAAGACCCCCTTTTTGTAGAGGGGCGGCGGAGCGCCGCCCCGGTGATTATCCGGCAACAAACACACCCAGCGGGGAGCCGCCCGCGGAACGCCACCCCCGGCGGTGAATATCGGACAGGCGGACCCGTTCGGGAGCGTTCGGGCGGTTATCCCAGCGAATCACGGCATGAACGCCGCCGCGGGTGAAGCGTCCGACGGGTTCGTCATAAAACCCGATGATCGTTCCGCCCTGTACGGGATAGCAAGCGCCGCACACGCATTCGACACGCTGACCGATCATAACAATAACGGTCCCGTCGTCGGCAGGCTGGGCAATCGTGATAACGTTGGAGCGGGCCGGGGCTTCCTGAACAGGGGCCGGGGCTTCCTCTTCCTCGACGGTTTCCGGCTGAAATTCGCGTTCAGCGCGGAAAACCGGGGCCATAGAATACCGTTCAGGAATGATATATTCCCCGCGGTCATCGGTGAACAGCTTTGCCCGGCGGGTTTTGCCGTTCCGCTCAAAAGTAACGGTTTTGTCGGTGCGCTTGATGATCTTAATAACGAAAATGCAATTACTATCGCACGCGCTGGTATCAAAATATTCCTTGCCGATTTCAAACTTTTTCATGTGATTACCTCCCATATTATAAAACCGAAGTTGAAGTGTTGTCGTTTACCGCGTCGGCCCCCTTTTCGTGTCGGCCCGTAAGGTTGGCCGTTGCCGAACTTTACGCCCCGGCAACCGGGCGGCTTGTGTTTCCCTCTTTCCGTCTATTATTATATACTAACGTTAGTATAAAGTCAAGGGGAAATATTGCACAAATATACTAACGTGAGATTAGGCAGAATTTTATACTTGCGTTAGTATTTGCGACGTGCTATAATGGACGCAGAAAGGGGGAGCAGGAAGATGGCTGGAAAGTTTGAAACGCCCCGCGGACAGGCCGCGACGGACGCGAAACGAAAGTACAATGAAAAAAGCTATGATCGGATTTATCCTATGGTACACAAGGGAAAGAAAGAAACCTATATTGCCGCGGCGAAAGCGGCGGGAATGTCATTGAATGAATGGATTGAAAAGACGCTTGACGCGGCGGCAGAGGGGTAAATATACATGAAGAGGGTTACAGCAAGATTCATCGGGGAAACCTCTTGCGGGTTTGTTTCGGGTTTTGTCTATGAATTGCAGATATACACGGATTCGCGGTGGGTATGGGTGCGGGACAGACACAGCGCCGCACAATGCCCGTATTCCTCCATAAAAACGCTGGCGGAAAATTGGGAAATTCCAGCAAAGGAAGATTTCAGACGGTACAGACCGTTCGGAATGCCAGTATCTAACCGTATATGGGACGACTAAAAAGCGGCGGGCGCAATGCCCGCCGCTTTTGCCTTATGTGCCGCAATCAATCGGCCTGTTCGTATGTGTACGCCCCGTCCGCGCCCTGCTTGATAAATCCGGCAGTATCAGCAATTCGCCCGCCGCCGTCGAGGGTCCCATAAACGGGAACCGTAACGTCGGAGCCGTCAAAAACAATCCCGGTCCCGTCGTCACACTTGATCGTAAAATAGTTGTACCCGCTATCTTTCACGACGGTTTCGGCAAATTCCGCGAAGTTCTCCGCGGTGAGGTCCGAAAGCTGGGACTTTAGAACGCTGATATATGCACGCTGACCGATCACGTCGCCGGAACCGCTTTTCACGTCCTCCGTTTTCACGTCGCAATCAAGCAGGAAGTTATATTGCCTATATTCCGGGTAAAGAACGTCTTTCCCGTCGCCGATCTCCGCAACCGTGCCGTCGTCGTTCATGGTGACTTCAAGGGAGTTTGTACCCCAGCGGACTTTATAGGCCCCGTCACTTTCGGAAACGGTATTGATCTTCCCGTCAAGGCCGCAAGACACAAGCGCAATGAAAACTTCATCGGCCTGTTCGGGGGTGATCTGCATTTCGGCCCGAATCGTGTTCATAGAATCCGGGTAAAAGTCATATTGCGCCGTCAATTCCTCCGATTTTGGCGTGTCAAGGTCAACCAGCACGTCACCGCAACCCGCAAGAGAGAGGGACAGGACCGCCGCAAGCGCAAGAGCAACAATTTTTTTCATGTGGAATCCTCCATTCCGCCGCCCGGCCCGCCGGGGGCTTGTGTTTTTTGAGGGCCGGACCGCCTGAAAACGCTGGCGTTCTGACCTTTAACACAATTATGAACGGTTGGCGTGTTAAAGTCAAGAGTGAAGCTGAACTTTAACACAGAGCAGAGGAACAAACGTGAAAATATACGACTATAAAGGCCGGAAGAATCTATGCGGAAACCGGGTGAAAGAAGCACGCGCCCGGAAGAACATTACGCAAGCCGACCTTGCCGCAAGATTACAGGTGGCGGGCGTGACAATGGAGCGGGACAGCGTTTCAAGAATCGAAATCGGAACCCGGTTCGTCACCGATTACGAACTTACCATTCTTGCGAAAGTGCTGGGCGTGTCTATGGAATGGCTGACCGAACAGGAAGAATAAAACTTTATACTTGCGTTAGTATAGCAAAGCCGTTATAATATCATTGCGGGAACCCCGCGGAAAAATAACGGTTAAAGCCCGCCCAGACCTTACGGAACGGGCGGGCTTATTTACTAACGGAGGTTTTAACATGGGACACAAGTTCAGCCATCTTCAAAAGCGCGACCGCTATAAAATCGAAGCGTTGTTGAATACAGGGCATAAACCGCAGGAAATCGCGGACGAAATACACGTACACGTAAGCACGATATACAGGGAGATCAAACGCGCCCGCATGGTACAGCTTACGACCGATCTTGAAGAGGTTGACAAATACAACCCCGACGAAGCCGAAAAGCGATACCGGGAAAACCTTTCGGCAAAGGGTCCGGCCCTGAAAATCGGGAAAGACTTTGAACTTGTGGAGTATCTCGAAGCCAAAATGCTGGACAAGGACAACCCGCGTTCGCCCGCCGCCGCCCTTGCTGACATCAAGCTGGAGGGCCGGACGTTCAAAACGTCGATTTGCGTAAGCACCCTATACAGCTACATAGAAAAGGGCGTTTTCCTGACCTTGACGAATGCGGACTTGCCGGAAAAGCCGAAACGGAAGCGGAAATATAGAAAGGTCCGGGAAGCAAAGAGCGCCGCGGCGGGGGACAGCATAGACCGCCGCCCGCCGGAAGTAGATGACCGAAACACGTTCGGACATTGGGAGGGCGACACCGTTTATAGCAAAAAAGACGGGTCAAAAGCCCTGCTTGTGCTGACAGAGCGATTGACCCGCCGGGAAATTATCATGCGGATAAAGGACAGGACCGCGGAAAGCGTGATTAAAGCCCTTGACCGCATAGAACGGAAATTCGGGGCCGACCTGTTCGCAAAGCTGTTCAAAACGATCACGTTTGACAACGGAAAAGAGTTTTCCGACGTGGAGCGGCTGGAACGGTCCGCCTTGCGTAAGGGGAAGAAGCGGACAAAGGTTTATTTTTGCCACCCGTATTCATCTTTTGAACGCGGTTCTAATGAGTGCCAAAACAAAATGATTCGTCGGCGCTTCCCGAAAGGAACGGATTTCGGCAAGGTATCAGACGCAGAGGTGGCGAAAGCGGAAGCGTGGGTGAACAACTACCCGCGGGAAATTTTAGGATGGCAGACCTCCGAAATACTGTTTCAAGCCTACCTTGCCGCCCTTGTCACCGCCCCGAAATAAAATTTTTTATATTTTTTTCGCATTTACTCTTGACATTTGCGTGCGCGGCTTGTATTATTAAATGCGAAAGGACACGAACCCACCCGAAAGGGTGCGGAACGGTCCCGACGCATTTATTTTTTTATACCACAAAGGGCCGGAAAATACAAGGGAGGGCGCAAAAAATGACACACGTTTCTTTTGAAGAGTACGAAGCCGCGAAAGCCGAAATCATCGGCGGCGTTCAGTACAAAGAGGATTCGACGCTGGAGGGGTCCACAATCCGCAAGACCTACACGACAGAGCGCGGGACGTTCTACGAAGTAAACGACGGCGGGCGCGTCGGGTTTTGGAGCGACAAGCACCCCGAAAGCCGGATTTACGACGAAAACGAGCGGGACGAAGCCCCCGCCACCCCTGTAACAACGGAGCGGGTCCACGGTTACGGCGAATTGTTGTCGGACAAGATCAGGACCACGACGCAGGACCTTTCAAAGCTGAACGACTTTGAAAAATTCATTCTCGACCGCGGGTATCTGTACGACACGGAAGAGGAATTGAAAGCCGGGTATGATCGGTCATGGAAAGCCAGTCACGGAATCTTGGTGACGGCGGAAGAGTTCGACGCGGAGATTAAAAGCCGGGTCAAATGGGACAAGACGCTGGACACGGCGAAGCTGTATGAAACGCTTGTGCGGCTTGTTCAGGAAAAGAAGCTGACCCCCGGCGACGTTATGCAGTATGCAGTTTATACATGGTGCTTACGGAAGCCGGAAGCCGTCGTTGCTTATGAGGAAGCCCCCGGCAAATGGCTGGTCAATAATTGCGGAACGGAAATTTCGGAAGAGCGGGCGCGCGTCGAGGTTTGCGAAGAATGGGGCTTTGAAGCCAGCCGGGTACGTATCATCGGGACCCCGTATTATGACGCGACCGATTGGCAGTTTATCCGCTTTAATTGCGCCCACATGACATGGCTTTGGAAGAACGGCAACTTGTATCAGGTGTACGAATAAAGAGCGCGGGCGCGGCGTACAGCCGCCGCGCCCGCCCGGAAAGGCGGTAAACATGGGGTGCATTTTCAAGCCGGAACCGTTGTCGTGGGAGGACATCGACGGCGGACGCGGTGAATTGATAACGGAAGAAATCGAAGCGTTCATAAGCGACTATTGCTATCAGGACGAGCCAGCAGACTACGGCGACGACGGAGAACTTGCGAACGAACTTGTTTTCTTTTCGGAAGCGTGGGAAAAGTTAAGCGGCTGGGATTCATACGGCAAGATTGCAGACACATTCCAGACGGCGGCGGTTCTTTCCTTGATTGACGGGGCATTTCACGACAGCGTGGCGGCGGACAGAATCAGCGAAAAGCTGACGAAATCGGCGACAAAGCCGGATTTAGTAAAGATCATAACGCACGTTGCCAGCCTGTATTGCTGGTATATATCGCTGAAAGCGCGTATTGAACAGGCGGAAGCCGAAAAATAGAAATTCAGCGGCAATAGAACGGGGGTGAAAACTTGTGCGGCGATACAAATACATAACATTTCAGGATAGAAGAACGCTTGCCGCCGCATACGAACGCGGAGAGCGGGCGGCGGATATTGCGGAGCGGCTGGGGGTGACGGTTGCGACCGTGTACCGGGAGTTGAAGAGGGGCGAAAGCACCGACGGAAGCGGGAACGTGATTCTTGACCGCAACCAGCGCCCGGCATACAGCCCCGTTATTGCCCAGCAGACGGTACAAGCAAGCTTCAAGCGCCGTGGGCGCACGACCGCGGAGAGTAACGCGGGTGCGTGATCGTCCGGGAATCTGAAAAGGAGGTTTTAACGGTGAACAACTTTGAAAAGCTGACGAAAGGCCCGGACGCGCTGGGCGCATTCTTGCGAACCTTGCCCGTTTTAGAGGGACCGTGGGACGCGGAATTTCACGCCCGCTTTTGCGCCGGGTGCGCCGCGGAGAATTGCGACGCTTGCCCGCATGAAGAGTTCAGGAACAACCCCGGCTGGTGGCTGACCCTTGAAGCAGGAAAGGAGCGGGACGCATGAAAAAGAAAATCACGTTCCCGGACTGGACAGGCCCGGCGGGGCAGATTATCACCCGCGACGGAGAAAACGGGAAGCGGCCCATTTGGAGGGCATACGCTCAGGACACGGCGGGCGATTTCCTCGCCCTCCGTGTGACGCTGGAAATTACCGGGGGTTCAACCCTGTTTGAGAGGTTCGACAGCGAAGAGGAACGCGCCGCCGCACAAACGGAAGCAAGTCGCCGGGTTACATGGCGGAACGCGCTGGGCTTTGCTGAACAGTTGTGGCGGGCCGCGCCCCACCGCGAATACGTCGTGTTATTCAGGCCGGAAAGCCCGAACGTCGGGCGCGAAACGATTTGCATACATCAGCGGTTGCCGTCGCTTTCGGCGGCGGGAAAGGCGGTGTAATGATGGACAAGCCGAAAAGCCTTTATCTTGTGAAAAATTCGAGCGGGCGAACGCTTCACGTTTGGGCCGCGTCCGGCGATCAGGCAAAGCGGATTTTCTGCAAGGAATACGGGATTCGCCCCGGCGACTATTGGTGCGGCCTGTCTACGCTGACCGCCCGGAAGTTGAAGCCGGAAGAGGTCAAGGCATGGGAAGCAAACGCGGAAGCGGAGCGGGCGACATACCTTTTCATTCGCGGAATGCTGGAGATCGGCGCGAAAGCCTATGCCGAAAGGGGGTGCGCCGTATGAGCCTTTGCCGGGGGTGCGGTTCTCAAATTGAGTGGATAAAGACCACGGCGGGCCGGAATATGCCCGTTGACCCTGAACCCGTTTTCGTGATCGAGGGCGACGGACGCGACCGTTTCGTGACGGACGACGGCGCGGTGATCGTCGGGCGGCGCGCCCACCCAGAAGAGGAAAGCCGCGAACTTCCCGTTGCATTTGTGCCGCATTGGAAAACTTGCCCGAATGCCGGGGACTTCCGGCGGCGTGGGAGGGGGTGACAACATGAAGCGTCAATTCTGTTTGCCCTGCTTCCTCGAACTGCAAAAGGCCGGAAAGCACGATATAAAGCGCGTCGGCGGCGGGCGAAATATGAAGATCACGTGCTGGCGGTGCAAACGCCGCCGTTACGGGGCGGAATATGAGATTTCCCGGAAAGGGAGCGCCGACCCAACGCACGAAGAAAGGGGGACAAGCAATGCCGAAATATGAATTTGTCGCCGTTGATTTCGACGGGACACTTTGCACCGACGCTTTCCCGGAAATCGGGGAGCCGAACCCCGTTGTCATCGGCTACGTTCGGAAGCTGGCGGCGGAGGGTTCAAAGATCATTCTTTACACAAGCCGGGAAAACGGAACCCGGAAACTGCTTGACGAAGCGGTGGCGTTCTGCAAGGCGCAGGAAATCCCGATTCACGCGGTCAATGAAAATCCGTGGAACCCATACGCCGCAACAATCGGCCTGAAACCGTCCGACGGGCGAAAGGTATATGCGGACCTTTACATTGACGACAAGGCCATAAACCCGGTTGACATAGAGAGAATCGCGCATTTCAGCGCATGGGAGGAAGCAACATGACAGAGGTTAAAACGGCCCGCCGTGGAGCGGGACAGGCCCAGCCGCGGCGGAGGACAAGCCGCCGGGCAAAGGTAAAGCGGGCAACAATCGCCCTTTATGCGACGCTGACCGTCGCCGGAATCCTGCTTTTTCGAGCGGGCGCGGCGGTTGCCTACGTGGAACGCGGGTACAGCGCGGTGGGCGGCGAAGTGTTCGCCTTGTTTCTCCCGGTATTTTATTACATCATTTCGCAATTCGTCGGCGATATTGCCGCGGACATGAAAAAAATCAAGGAGGAAAACGACCATGAAAAAACTTGCTGAACTGAAATGCGGCGCGCGCTTCACCTATGCCGGGGTGGAATGGGTCAAGCTGAACGACAACGACGGCGGCGCGCTTGCCCTTGCCGCCGGACCTGTCTTTGAACGGGCTTTCGACGAAGAGAATTGCAACGATTGGCGCAAGTCGTCCTTGCGCCGGGAACTGAACGGCCCGTTCTTTGACGCGCTGATTGCAGAGGGCGCAGACCGGGCGGCGTTCCTCGACCTCGAAAGCGACTTGACCGCCGACGATGGTATGACCGACTACGGGACCGCGACGGACAAAATCGCCTTGATTTCCGACGGCCTGTACCGCAAGTTCCGCGCCCTGATTCCGAAAATCGGGTGCTGGTGGTGGACCCTGACCCCGTGGACGTGCGACCCCGAATACTCGTACTACGTCCGCGGCGTCGATTCCTCCGGCGCGGTGAACTGGTACTTCGCGTGCGATGGCTGCTACGGCGTTCGCCCGCTTTGCAATATGAAATCTGACATCTTGGTATCTGTTCAGGACGAAGAGAGCGCAGACGATCAGGCGGAGCGCCGGGCCGCGGCGGTTGAGGAAGCCGCGGAAGCCGTCATGGAAACGCTGGGCGACTATGCCGTGTCCCTTTGGGGTGACGTGCTGGCGGCGGTTGTGTCGTCCCTCTTCAAGTCGAAGCTGGACGCGGAAGAGATCATGCAGGAAGAGAAAGCAAAAAGGGCGGCGGAGGGTTGACCCCTCCCCGCCGCACGGAAAACAGCATAAAGAAAACCGCCACGCACTTGCTTTGGAAGAACAAGCGCGAAGCGGTTTCCGCCGATGAAAATACATCACGTATCAACCTAACGTGAGTATAACACAAAGCGGCGGAAAAGTCAAGTAAATGCGCCGTTTTCAAGCGGCGTGGCGGGCTTGTAATGGGTATTAACGTTCCGGCGAAGCCTTGTCCACGCACACACAGGAAACCGGGGGATTTTGCAGGGGTTTCACGCCCTTTTCCCCTCTTCCCTTTTTTCTCCATGCGCCGCCGAGGGTGATGGGGGTTTGCAAGGGGGAAGAGGGAGGGGGCGCGTGTGTGAACCCTCTTCCCCCTTGCAAGTGATCGGCAAGCACAAGGCCGGAAACAGAACAGCCCGCTTCATCATCGACAGAAAGAGGGTGAAGCATGGTGCGAAGTTTCATGCGGGAAAAGAAGATATATTGCGGGGACCATTACAGGGAGGTTGATATATATTCCTACACCGACGCGCAAAAGAAAGCTTCCAGCAGGGGCAAGCGTTCAAAAAAGGTCAAGGAATCCGAACCGAAACAAAAGAACCTGAATGACAAGAACGCCCGGCGGTATTTCACACAGACAGCGAACTTGAATTTCGGGAGCGACCCGGACGCGTTGCACGTGTCGGCGACCTATTCCGCAAAGTATCTTCCGGCGACCATAGAGGAAGCGGAAAAGGAAGCTTCAAACTACTTGCGCCGGGTCCAGTACCGCCGGGAGAAAGAGGGGTTGCCGCCCCTGAAATATATGCTTGTGACGGCATACAGCACAGGCAAGGACGGAAAAAAGCCCGTCCGCATACATCATCACATCATTATGAACGGAGGGCTTGACCGTGACACCGTGGAAGAGTTGTGGCGCAAGCGAAAGCGGAAAGGGCAAAAGAAAGGCGACCGAATCGGGTTTTGCAACGCCGACCGCCTACAATCCGACGAAAACGGGATTTCTGCCCTTTGCAACTACCTTGTGAAGCAAGCCGCCGGGAAAAAGCGGTGGTCATCGTCCCACAATTTGGAGCGACCGACAAGCCGAACAAATGACGGACGCTGGAATCATCGGCAGATCGAGAGGATAGCAAAGGAACAGCCGGGCCGGGAGTTTTGGGAACGGAAATATCCCGGCTGGACCCTGACCGACAACGTGTACGGCGTTACATACGAACACAACGACTTCACGGGCTGGTCAATCTACCTGAAATTGAGAAAGAAAGAATAGAAAGGGGTGGTCATCATGGGAACGCCTTACAGGGTATGCGAACATTGCGGCGCACACCTTGACGCGAACGAAAAATGCGATTGCAGGAACCCGAAACAGGAAGAAGCCGCGGCGGAAGCCCGGCCCATGAAGCTGGTTGCCGTGTGCCGGGAGGTTGACAAGGACACCGGGCGCATAGCAGTTTACAAGATCGACAAAGAGATCACCGGGACCGTGGTTCAGCAATTACAGCTACGGGCGCAGTTTAACCCGGAATTGCGGTATTTCACGCTTACGTCGGGACGATGGGAGCGGTTCGGGGACGTGATAACGTCCATTCTGAAACGCCGGACCGTCACCCGCACGGACGTTGACCGAATCGGCGGCATTGTAGAGTTATGAAACGGAGGTTGCAGACATGACGAACGAAGAGAGGTTCAAGGCGATTTTTCAAGATCAGGTCAACCGCCCCGGCGCGGACGACTTGCTGGAATGGCTTGAAAGTGCGGGCTTTTTCACCGCCCCGGCAAGCACGAAATACCACGGCGAATACCCCGGCGGGCTTGTCGAACACAGCTTGCGGGTTTATGACTTCATGATTTCAAGCCCCTATGCCGCGGGAACAAGCGCCGAAACCCGCGCAATTTGCGCCCTACTTCACGACGTATGCAAAGTCGAATATTACGAACCGAAAGACGACGGCGGGTATCGCGTGAACGATCAATTCCCGTTCGGGCATGGGGAAAAGTCGGTTTATCAGATTTCCCGGTTTATGTACCTGACCGACGAAGAAGCCCTTGCAATCCGCTGGCACATGGGAGCGTATGACGACGCGGCCCGCGGCGGAAGCCGGACGCTTTCGGCGGCGTTGTCCCTCTTCCCTCTTGTGCTTGCCTTGCATACCGCGGATATGCTGGCAACGCAGGAAGAACAGCGGAGGGAACGGGCATGACGGAGCGGGAACGGATTTTAGAGAAAATCAAGCGGGTTCGGGCTTTGGCGGAACGCGGCGTTGACGGCGAAAAGGATTCCGCCACCGCTTTGCTTGACCGCATGATGGAGAAATACGGAATTACAGAAACCGAACTTGCAGAGGAACGGCGGGAAATTGCGTGGTTCAGATATAAGACCCCGCTTGAATGTAGGCTTTTACATCAAGTGATTTACGCCGTCACAGGGCGGGCCGCTTCCGGGTGCGTCGGGGCCTATACAGGCAGAAAGCGGAAGAAAGTGGGGATTGAATGCACCGCGGCGGAACGTATAGAAATTGAGTTCTGTTTTGATTTTTACAAATTCGCTTTTGAAAAGGAACTTGAACGGTTTTATATTGCGTTCCTGCAAAAAAACCGGATATTCCCGGACAATCCCATAGACGACGCGCGGGAAATCGGGGAAATGAGCCTTGAAGAAGCACAGCGAATTTCCATGATGATGGCGGGGATGGACGAACACACCCGCCGGAAAATGCTTGAAAGCGGGGCCGGAACATGAAGTGCGCCGTATGCGGAAAGCCCGTCGAGCGGGTCCACCCTTGCCCGTATTACGCCCGCCGGGGTGAAGTCACGTGCGACGAATGTTGCGAAGAGTGTTACAGGACAGAGCCGTTCCCGTGCCGGGAGCATGACGCACGGGTTCGGGAAAATCGGAGGAAGAACAATGCAGATCGACCAGCGGCGCGCCCGCCAGCAGTATCAAAACAAAGTCAATAACGCGCAGGGGCATTTTTTCGAGGACTACATAAAAGCCGCGTGCGCCCTGTATTCCATGCGGGAGCGGGCGGAAGTCGATAAAACCCCGGAACCGTTCAGAGTGCTGGAGAAGTTGCGCGACGGGATTTTCAAGGGACGGTTCACGGCCCGCGCCCAGCCGGACTTTCAAGGAACCCTTGCGGGCGGGCGGTCAATCGTCTTTGAAGCGAAGTACACCAGCACCGACCGCATGAAGCGGGACGTTCTGACGCAGGAACAGCAGGACGCGCTGGAGAAACACGCCCGGCGGGGAGCGGTTGCCGCCGTATGCGCCGGAATCAACGACAAATTCTTTTTCGTGCCGTGGGCCGTATGGCGGGACATGAAAGAGCGTTTCGGGCGAAAGTACGTGACGGCGGCGGACCTCGAACCGTGGCGGGTGCGCTTCAATGGTTCGGTTCTCTTCCTCGACTATATCCATGAAAGGAGCGGGAGCAATGGCAAAGAAACAGAAAACGCGGAAATTGACGGTCCGGGTCACTCCGCAAACGGCGTTCAATCTCGAAAAGCTTATGCAGATCAGCGGGCAGAAAACACCGGGCCGGGTGGTTGACAAGCTGGTTCGGGAGAAAATGCTGGCCTTGCGGGGCCGGGCGGAGGAATAACCCGTGTTTGACCTGAACCGCCTTTATAACGCTGATTGCATGGAAGCAATGCAGGAAATCCCGGACAAATATTTTCAGCTTGCTATATGCGACCCGCCTTACGGAATCGGACACGACGGACAGCGCCAGAGGGTACACAACAACCCGAAGCACAACCGAAAGTTTCACGCCCGCAAGGGCTGGGACAAGGAAACGCCGCCGCCCGAATACTTCCGCGAACTGGAACGCGTTTCGGTAAATCAAATAATTTGGGGCGGGAATTACTTTGTCCCCATGCTGAACCGCGGAACAAAGGGCTGGGTGGTTTGGGACAAGGGACAACACGGGCTTTCAATGAGCGATTGCGAACTTGCGTACACGTCTTTTGACCGCCCGACGCGGGTTGTCGTCATAAACCGGGCCGAATTGCAGAGGGACGGAAACACGATACACCCGACACAAAAGCCCGTCCGCCTGTATGAATGGCTTTTGCAGAACTACGCCAGCCCCGGAGATCGGATTCTTGATACACACGCAGGGAGCGCGTCAAGCCTGATTGCGTGCTGGCGAATGGGATTCGAGTTCGTCGGGTTCGAGATTGACCCCGACTATTACGTGAAAGCGTCGGAGCGGCTGGCGGCTGAAATGGCGCAAATTCGCCTATGGGACTACGCAGACCAAACGAAACTATTTTGAAACGGAGGTTTTGAAAGGGGGCGGCGGCAGTGAAGCTTCAACAATGCGAACGGTGCGGGAAGCAGACCGCAGAGGGCTTGACGCTTTGCCCTGAATGTATGAAAGCGGCGGGAGCGTCGGCGGAGGAAGTCACCGCGGCGGAGGAATTGCGGGACATAGCGCGGGTTCTTTCGATCACAGCGGGGACCGACATCAACATTCGGGACGCAATGACAGGTATTTTGAACATAGCCGACAGGCTGGACAGGAGGAATCAGCATGAAAGCGGTTATCATAGCGGGCGCGGCGGTTGCCGCCATCCTGCTGGGGCTTTTTGTGGCGGGCTTGTGCCGTCTGCTTTGGTTAAGCGTACCGTATGAAACATGGCTTGAATACGAGCGGGAGAAAGAGCAACGGAAAAGAGCCGGAGAACAGCGCAGAGGGCGCAGGAAGAGGGGCAAAGCATGAAAGCATACACCGTGTATCAACCTTACGCATACGCAACCGTCGCCGGGCTGAAACACTACGAAACCCGACCGCGGCGGACGAACATTCGGGGCCGCGTTGCGGTCCATGCCGGGAGATTGGACGAAGTACACGCGACAAAGAGCCTTTCAAACCGCGACTTTTGGGCGGTCATGGAAGCAATCGGAGGAAAAACCGATTTGCCCCGCGGCGCGGTGATCGGCACGGTTGAAATTGTCGATTGTGTCCCCGTGGAAGAGATCGTGAACACCCTTTCAGAGCGGGAGCGGGTGCTGGGCGACTATTCGCCGGGGCGGTTCGCATGGGTGATTCAAAACCCGGTCATGTTTGACGAACCTTTCCCGGCCCGCGGAAAACAAGGCTGGTGGGAATGGGAGGGCGCGAAATGAAATGCCGGGAATGCGAATACGCGTCAATTTCAACATATATGCGGAACGGGAACGGCGCAAGCGCGCACGTCGGACATTTTGCACAGGAAGCGGCATTTTGCAAACACCCTGATTGCAGACCGCCGGGGCCGTTGCTGTTCTACGGAAAAACCGCCCCGCGATACTGCCCGTTGAAGAAGAAGTTGAAGAAGAAAGAGAGGAAATAAGCATGGGTAAAATCACGTTCACAGAGAAGCAGGAAGCGATCATTCGGCGGCTGAATGACCCGCTTTATACCGTGGAATTTCTGAAAGAATGGGTCAACCGCAACGACAACGTATTTATCAACGCGCCCGCGGCCCTGCAAGCTATGGGCGCAAGCGGATTCTTTGCCGCCGTTCGTGCAATCGAGCGGGCGGAAGAAAGCGACGGTGAAAATACATGAATTATCAACCGAAAGTGATTCGTTGCCGCCTGAAAACGGGCGGTAAGACGATTCAGGAAATCCGGGAAAAGAACAAGGGTCAAGGCATGGTTTACCGGGATTTCGAGAACATCAAGAAAACCTATGACATTTTAGACGGCGTGGTATTGCTTCTTTCCCTTTGGGACTACGACAAGCACGCAAGCTATCATTTGCATAATTGGGACGCGGCGGACGACGAACGCATGATGACGGCTTTCTACTACGCGGAGCAATACCACCCGTTCAGGGATATGCGACCGTATCGGAACGACTTTGAAAAGTTTAAGGCCGATTGGACGGCGAAAACCTATGACCCCGGAAGTGCGTTCACCTTTGACCCGGCGGACGTGGAAGAGATCGAAACGCTTTGCGAAGAGATTTTGCCGCCGGACCCGGCCCCCGCCCCAGCGAAGCAGAAACAGAGGAAGCACAAGCGGCGGCGAAAATAGAAAGGAGCGTTTGAAATGGCTTATTACGACACACAGGTTCTTGAAGCCTTGCAGGAAATCGCAAAAGAGTTGAAACGCATTCGGGAGTTGATGGAGAAAGCGGAGGGCGAAAAATGAAGTATGCAGAGTTCAAGGCGGTTTGCCCCTATGAGATCGGCGACAAAATCAAAGTCATTCAGGAAGAGCGGGAGGAAGTACACACGATCACCGACATTGTGTGTATGCACTATCTGAAAACCGGGGCCGTGCAATTCCTGTTTGAGCTGGACAACAGCGGAAAGCTGGTATCTATTGCCCCGACGGAAGAGGCTTGCAAGCAATAAACCCCGCCGTCGAGCGGGTCAAAAATCAAAATAGGAGGTTTGCACGGTGAAAACTATATCAATTATCAACCTGAAAGGCGGCGTTGCAAAGACGCTGACCGCCGACAACATGGCGCACGTTCTCGCAGTTTTCCACAATAAGCGGGTATTGCTTGTGGATAACGACAAGCAGGGCAACACGTCAAAGGCATTCGGGGTTCATTCCTACGACGAAAAGAGCCTTTCGGACATTCTGACCGCCCGGCGGATTGACCCGCACGAAGTCATAAAAAAGACGCGGTTTCAGAACATCGACGTATTGCCCGCAAATATGACCCTGATTCGGGCGAATCTTGAAGTAATGATGGACAGCACCCGACCCCAGCAAACACGCCTACGGGCCGCGCTGGGGGCCGTAACGGGCGAATATGACTATTGCATTATAGACAACGCCCCCGACATCAACATATCGACTATAAATGCCCTTGTCGCGTCTGACGACGTGATTATTCCGATCAAGATTGACAAATACGCCTTTGACGGGCTGGCGGAACTGAAAGAGCAGATCGAGGACACGCGGGACGACCTGAACCCGCGCTTGCGGCTGGCGGGTTGCCTTATCACCTGTTTTCAAAGGACCGACGCGGACAGGCAGGGCGAAGAATGGTTGAAAGCCCAGCCGGAATACCCGGTTTTTGACACGCACATTCGCTATTCGGAAAAAGTCACCGAAAGCACCTTTTCCGAATCCCCCATTGCTGAATACAGCAGACGGAGCGGGGCCGCTATGGACTATATCGCGTTTGTGCGGGAGTATTTGCGGAGGGGCAAGCAATGAAAGAGGAAAAGGCCGTTCCCGAATACTGCAAAAACAACCCGAAAAAGATTCGCGCCTATCAATGCGATATATGCGACGTGTTGGACGTGGACGACTTCACGGACAAGAGATTTTGCCGGGCGGGATTTTGGCCCGGTTGCGGCGACCCGGACGGGTGCCGGGAAGCGTTCAGGCCCATAGAGGGGCGCGGAAGAATCGGAGTACATCGGTAAATTGCCCGAATCGGACGGAAAGGGGCTTACATCATGGCAAAGTTTAACTTGAATCAGATTTTGAACGACGCTTCACGGGCCGCGGCAAAGGGCGGGGAGCCTACCACCCGCCCCGCTGAAAGCAGGATGGAGAAAATCAGCGTTTACGACCTTGTGCCGTCGGAAGATAATTTTTATTCCATTCGGGAGATTGAAGAACTGAAAGCGGCAATCGAAATCGCCGGGAAAGTGCTTCAAAACCTTGTCGTCGTCCCGCTCGACGGCGGTAAATACAAAGTCATTGCCGGACACCGCCGCCGCCTTGCGTCGATTTCCCTTGTTGAAGAGGGAAAACCGCAATATGAGTTCGTGCCGTGCGACGTGGAACCGAACGAAGAAGCGGCGGAAGATCAAGAGGTCCGCGACGGACTTATGTTGATTGTGACAAATTCGCAGAGGGAGAAAACCGCGTGGGACAAAATCGAAGAAGTGCGGTATTTGCGGGAAGTGCTGGAGAAAGCCCGGACAAAGCCCCGGTTCGTCGCCCTGCTTCAACAGATCGTTACACAGACGTTCGGCGGTGCAGAGGTTCAAGCGGACGGGACGCGGGATTTCATAGCAAAGGTGCTTCACACAAGCACAACGCAGATCGGGCGATATGACGCGATCATTCGGAATCTTTGCCCGGACTTCAAAGCGGAGTTGAAAGAGGACCGCATAAACGTTTCGACCGCCTACGAACTTTCGGGGCTGGCGGCGGAGGAACAGCAAGCGGCGTTTGCAGAATATCAGCGGACCGGGGAAATCTCCATAAAGGCCGCGCGGGAACGGAAAACCCCGCCCCCGGCGGAACAGACAGAGCGGGAAACCCCGCCACCCGCTCCACAGACCGCCACACAGCCGCCGGAAACGACGGGACGTAAAGAAACATACCTGCCCGCGGAAAGGACCACAGAGGGCCGCGCAGAGCCGCCGAAACAGGCAGACGCGCCCGCGGAAAGGCCGATTTCGGCAGCAGGACCGACCGACAAAGAGGAAGCGAAGCCCCCGGCGGAGCGGGAACAGCAAGAACCGCCGAAAGCGGCGGGAGAAACAAGGTGCGTTGACGGCGGCATTTGCCCGTATTGCGGGGGACGGTTCGACGCGGCGGAAGCGGTAAATCACAGCACGCTGGGGACGCAGACAACAGGCCCTATAAATTGCCCGCATTGCGGAAAGCCCGTCAAAATCTTTTGTTCGGTGGAATATTTCTGTTCCCCGGCGGAAGAGTGAGGGCGCGACCGTGAACGAACAAGAGTATTTCGGGGACATCGACGGGGCGTATGAAGAGGAACAGGCCGAACGGTTGAAAGAATGTGCCGCCCTGATTGCTGAAAAAGCGGGCGTTTCCCTCGAAGAAGCCGCCGCCGCAATTTCAAAATTCGTGCAAGTGATAACGGACGGGTTAAAGGAAGCTTTTGGAAGCCTGACAGTCATATTTCAGGAAATCGAAGAAGCCGCCGCGTTGCTGGAGGTTGAACCCCACGCCCAGCGGAGGAAGAAAGCCCGGAGCCGCGCCCGGTTCATAGAACAGAGATACCGGGCGGAAATCAGGCGGGCAGAGGGTGAACGGATATATCGGCGGATATACAAGCCGCCTTAAAGCACAAAACAGGAGGACGGGCAATGAAACGCGAACGCGAAAAGGTTATAACGATCTTGCGGTTTTACCGGGATGTTGATAAAACAATCAAGCTGAACGAGCGGGTTATAAAGAACCTTGAAGATCAGTATTACACGACGCTGGGGGCCGTCAACATGGACGGTATGCCCCACGGGAAAGGCACGCCGTCAAGCCCGGTTGAACGGGTTGTTCTGAACGTCCCCGCGTCCGTCCAGCAGACGATTTCAAGCATGAATCAGGAAAACCGCAAGCTGGCGGAAATCAAAGGGCATATTCTTTCGGAGTTGAACGGCCTGAATTATCATCAAAAAGCGGTGCTTTTGGCGTTTTACATAGACGGCCTACAATGGGAACAGATTTCGGAACGCCTGAATTACAGCCCGCGGCAATGCCGCAATATACGCGACGACGGGCTGGACGCTTTGGGAAAGCGATTCAGCCGGAACAAGGCGATTTCGCGGTATCGTTTCCCGGAAAAATAAGATTGCCACCCATTGCCTGATTTTTCTGCTAAAATGGATATTGTGAAAAGTCACAGATACGAAACGGGCGGCGGAATCCTCCCCGCCGACCCTGACACCGAAAACGGACCATGTTTTGAACATGGCCCGTTTTTT